CAGGACGAGGATGTGGCCGGCCAGGTCGCGACGGGCAAGTTCACGATCGTCGGAACCGCCACACAGTCGGGCACGCTCTACTGCTACATCGCGGGACAGCTCGTGAAGTGCGCCGTGGTCGCGACCGAGACACAGAACGCGATCGCAACGAACCTCGGCGCGGCGATCAACCTCGTGACGGACCTCCCTGTGACCGCGGCCGTCCTGACCAACGAGGTCACAGTCACGTCGCGGCACAAGTCCACGCTCGCGAACAAGATCGACCTGCGGATGAACTACCTCGGCGCGCAGGGCGGCGAGGTGCTTCCGACCGGCGTCACAGTCACAGTCACGACCATGACCGGCGGCCTGACCGAGCCGGACCTGGACAATTCGATCCTGGCGATGCTCGAGAACGAGTTCGATACGATCGTCAACCCCTACGTCATCGCCGCGCAGCTCACGGACCTGAAGACCGAGATCGGTTCGCGGTGGGGCGCGACGCGGATGGTGTACGGGCACATTTGCGGCTCGCACGTGGACACCTACCTCAACCTGATCACGTTCGGCGGCTCGACCGCGCAGAACGACCCGCACAACACGATCCTGCCGTTCTACGACAGCCCGACCCCGCCCTGGGAGGTCGCCGCCGCGCTCGCCGCCATCACCGCCGAGAAGGAGATGGACGCGGACGATGCCGCCCTCGCACAGGGGCTCACGGGCCACCTGATCTACGGGATGAAGCCGCCCGCGACCGGCTCCGACTTCACGATCGCCGAGCGGAACGTGCTCCTGACCTACGGCCTGGCGACGTTCACGGTCAGCGGCGGGTCGTGCTACCTGTCGCGGGCCCGGACGACCTACCGCACGGACTCGGGCGGCGGCGTGGACTACGCCTACTACGACCAGCGGACCTGCGCGATCCTGATGCGGATCCTGCGCGCCGACCGGATCGCCTTCGCCCGCGCGTTCCAGGGCGCGGTCCTGGTGGACGACGCGAGTCGGGTCGGCGCCGGCGTCAAGGTCTGCTCGCCCGCCATCGCGAAGGGGTGGTTCGCGGCCCGGTACGCCGAGTACGAGCGCGACGGCCTCGTGACGGACGCGGACGGGTTCATCGAGGACCTGGTCGTCGAGGTCAACGGCAGCGACCCGACGCGCCTGGACATCCTGTACCCGCCGCAGATCAGCGGGTGGCTGGCCGTGACCGCGATCAAGGCGCAGTTCCGGCTGAAGTAGCCGGTCGAGAGGTGTGAGATGGCAACCGTCCCCGTTGGTGGAATCAAGCGGTTCACGGTCGAAGGCAACGCCCTGGACGTGGCGGACGACCCGGACTTCAGCGTCACCACGTTCAAGAACGAGACGGTGCCGGTGATCGCGGGAACGCCCGGGACGAAGGTCGTGATGGCGATCCCGTACATCGAGATCACCGTCTCGACGCGCGGCATCCGGGTCGCGGACTACGTGGGGCAGCGGGGCGTGACCGCGCAGATCGACCTCCAGAACGGCCGGTCCTACGTGTGGCCGTCCGCGGCCGAGGTCGGCGACGGCAAGGTGGCCGCGAGCGACGGCAAGCTGACGCTCCGGTACGAGTCGGCGGACGCGAAGGAGCTGTAGCCCGGTCCCGTTCCTCCCCCTCCTTCGTCCCGCTTACAGAGGTGGCATCGTGGAAAGCAAGGTCGAGTTGAAGCACCCGATCGACGTGATGGGCCAGCCCCGATCGGAGTTGCGCTTCCGTCACGAGCTGCGGATGGGCGACCTCGCGGCCGTCCAGCGGTACGCGCGTCGGCATGGCCTGACCGTAGATGTTGGGGAGCTGCTCGGCGATGGCGACTACGGGGCGGTCCTGGCCCTCGTGGAATCGCTGTGCCAGATCCCGGCCGGGACGTGCGACCAGATCCACCCGGACGACCTCGCGGCGGTCCTGGAGGCGGCCGGCCCTTTCTTGGCGGCTTCCCCTGCGACTGGCGGGAAGCCCTCGGCGCCCTCGCCCTGACCGTGGGGTGGGGTCCGGCTGAGTTGTTGTCCCTGACCCCGGAGGACCTGGCATTCTGGTCCGGGGCCATTGACGCGGGCGCGAAGGCGATCAAGGCGTCCCGCGGGAAGTCGTGATGGCGACGAACCTCCCGATCAAGGTCACGGTCTCAGCGGTTGACGAGGCCACGGCCAAGGTCGCGAACACGCTCCGGGGCATCACCGCGTCCGCAAAGCTCGCCACGGACACGATCGGCAAGCTCGGCTCGGCCGTGTTCAAGGTCGGGAAGTGGGCTGCGGTCGGGCTCGGGGCCGCGGCGGTCGGCGCCGGCAAGGTCGTCCACGACTTCGTGGAGTCCGCGGGCGAATTGGAGGACTTCCGCAAGCAGGTCGGACTGACCGCCGAGGCCGTGCAGGAGTGGCGGTACGCGGCAAAGCAGAGCGGCGTTGACAGCGAATCGCTCGACAAGGCGTTCAAGGTCTTCAACAAGAACCTCGGCCTCGCGAGGGCGAACACCGGACCGTTGAACGCGGGCCTCGCGAAGTTGAACCCGACCCTGCTCCGTCAGGTCAAGGCCGCGAAGTCCACGGACGAAGCCCTCAAGATCATGATGTCCGGCCTCGCGGGGACGAAGACCGAGGCCGGCCGCGCCGCCCTGGCCATGACCGTGTTCGGCAAGTCGGGCGTTGACCTGACGCGCATGGTCGCGGACGGCATCCCCGCCCTCGTCGCGCTCCGCAAGGAAGCCCGCGAGAACGGCCTGATCAGCAGCGAGTCGGCGACCGCCGCGGAGGAGTTCGGCGACAGCATGGACCGCCTGAAGGCGACCGTGCAGGGGTTCGTCTACGACATCGGCGCCCAACTCGTCCCGGTCCTGAAGCCCCTGGTCGAGAAGATGCGTGCGTGGCTGATCGCGAACCGGGAGGTCGCTGCCCAGGATATCAGCGACGCGATCCGCGCCATCGTGGACGCCGCCCGCGACCTGTGGAACTGGCTCGACCGCAACCGCGACACGATCCGCGAGTTCGCGTCCACGAGCTTCAAGGCGCTCAAGTCCGCCGTCCTGTTCCTGCGAGACAACTGGGAGGGCATCCTTACGACCGTCAAGATCCTCGCGGGCGTCTGGATTGCGGGGAAGTTCGTGGACGGCATCGGCTCGGCGATCACGGTCGCCGACAAGCTCGCCAAGGCGTTCGGCCTCTCGGTCATCCCCTCGCAGGCAATCGCCACGGCGTTCGCGAACCTGATCCCGACCCTGGTAGCTATCGCGCCCTATCTCGCCGTCGTCGTCGCCGCGACGGCCGCGACCATCGCCGCCGCGGAATACCTCGATCGCCGTCAGCGCCGCGAGCAGGACGAGAAGATGCGCGCGCTGCTCGGCAAGGAGGACAAGGCTAACGTCTTCCGAACCCCGGAGGCAATGAAACGCTGGCGGAAACGGGAAGCGGACATCCGCAACCTGACCGTCATCCGCATACCGACGGGGCCGGCCGCACGTCAGCAGTCCGTCGTACCGTCATCGGAGTTGCCGATTCCCGCGATGCCGATCATGGCCGATCTGCAATCCCTCGCGCCGGAACCCGCTCCCGTCCAGGTTGGCGGCGAGGTCAAGATCCGGTTCGACAACGCGCCCGCCGGGATGGTCGTAGAAACCGTGAAGGCTGACAACCCCCGCGTGCCCCTGCGCGCGAACGTAGGCAGGTCCAAGATGGCGACGGGTGCGCTGTGAAGACGACCGACCTCCAGCCGGGATCGTTCCGCGGCATGTCGTTCGCGTGCCGCGTCATCGGCGGCCAGGACGGTCGGCGCTTCGTGATGCACCAGTTCCCCGGCCGGGACGAGACGACGCACGATGACCTCGGGCGCGCGTCGGTCCACTACAAGATCGAGGCCGTCCTGTCCGGCGAGACGTGGCAGGGCGACTACGAAGCCCTGATCGCCGCCTGCTCCGAACCCGGTGCGGGCGAGTTCGTGCATCCCGACGGTCGCCGCCGCATGGTCGTCCTGGCCTCGCCCGCCGACTATTCGATCTCCAGCGTCGGCGAGGCGGTCGTCAGCATGGACCTCGTGGAGACGGCCGACGAACTCCCCGCCGAGTCGCTGGACCCGCTCGCCTACACCGAGGGCTACGCGGACGCGCTCGACGCAGCCGCGTCCGACGCCCTGGAGTCCGACCTTGACACGGACACCGTCGGCGCCCTGGACGAAGCTGTGACGGACATCACCGACGCGCTCGACTCGGTCACGGAGGAGATCAACGACCTCGCGCCGAGCGGGGACATCGCCGCGGCCGTCGCGAAGATCCGCGAGATGGAAGCCGCCGTCCGCGACCTCGCCCTCGCCCCGGCCTCCCTTTACGACGCCTGGCGGGACACGTTCGAGTCGGTCACGGACCTGACCACGATCCTGTCCATCGCGGACGTCTACACCGACCTGATCGCCGAGGCCGAGGCGGACCTGCTCCGCGCGAACACCGACGAGCAGGAGGTCTACGCGACCAACGCGAAGGCGCTCGCGGTCGCGGCCAACTGTGCCGCATTGTCACGTTCCGCGGGCGTCGTGGCGTCCACGACCTACGCCTCGTTCGATGACGCGCAGCAGGCCGTCTACGACCTCGCGGAGCGGTGCGAGTCCACCGAGGCGAGCGCGGACAGATCGGCCACGGTTTCCGCCATCGTGGACCTGCGCGGGGCCGTGACGCGTGCCGTGATCGAGCAGGTGCAACTGCTCCCGCGCCTCATGGACTACACGCCGATCGCGGTCACGTCCGCGGCCGAGGTCGCGCAGCGGCTCTACCAGGACGGAACCCGTGCCGACGAGGTCAAGGATCGCAACCACGTTCAGCATCCCGGTTTCGTGCCGGTCGAAGTGCTGAGCGTGCTGTCGCCGGGGTAGCATGGAGACGGTCGGACTCAGGATCGGCGGTCGTGTCTGGACGGGATGGAAGTCCGTCCAGGTCGAGCGCGGTATCGAGCAGGCGGCGGGGCAGTTCAGTCTCACTCTGGCCCTGAAGCAGTCCGCGACCGACCCCATCCCGATCGACGCGCGGCCGGGGCGCGCCTGCGTCCTGACCGCCGGGGACGACCCGCTCCTGACCGGCTACATCGACACGCTCGCGATCACCGAGGGTGTGGCCGACCTGTCCGTGTCGGTCACGGGGCGCAGCGCGACCGTGAAGGCGATCAAGAGCAGCGTCACGACGCCCTCGTCCAAGTTCAAGGGGCTAAACCTCGAAGTGTTCGCGCGCCTGCTTTGCTCCCCTGTCGGCGTGGACGTCCTGACCGTGGACGTGCCGACCGACGCGATCGAGGATACCAACATCCAGGTCGGCGAGCCCCGGATCGAGGCGATCGAGCGCGTCTGTCGCGAGCGCGGGTGCCTCCTGACCGACGACGGCGACGGCCATCTCGTGATCTGCCGCGTCGGTTCCGGCCGGGGCGACGCGCTCAAGTACGGCACGTCCCGCGTCCTGTCGTGGTCGTACACCGGGGACGCGTCGGAGCGGTACACGGACTATCAGGTCGTCGGCCAGCGCGCCGGGGACGACACCCGGTTCGGCACCGACGCCGCCTCGAATGCCGCCGTCGCCTACGACCCGCTCTGGACCAGCGAGACGTACATCCTGCGCCTGCGGGCCGAGGGCAACGCAGACGCCAAGGCGTGCCTGAACCGCGCCAACTGGGAGGCGGCGTCGCGCGCAGGGAAGGCAACGCGCATGACCCTGACCCTCCCCGGATGGCGGTGGGCGGACGGCACCCTGCGCGAGCCCAACGTCCGATGCTACGTCGAGTACCCCCGCGCGAAGGTGGCCCGCGACCTCCTGCTCGTGAAGGTCGCGTACAGCATCGGCGACGACGGCGAGGCGACCACCTGCGAGTTCGCGCCCCCATCCGCGTTCACGCCGCAACCCACGACCCGGGACAAGAAGCGCACGACCCCGGCCGGCGATCCGCTCTGGCAGGAGGACTGGGGTGAGTGACGCGGCGACGAGGATCGTGCAGAACCTCATCACACGCGGCGTCGTGGTGTCGGTCTACACCACCGCGAAGATGACCACCGTCCGCGTGATCACGGTG